AAAGGAGAAGAGTAATGTCAAAGAGAGAACACCAACGTCCTCATGATTTGAATCAGCAAATAGCCAAGTCCGTCCGTCCGCAACTGCCCCGTGATGGCAGCAAGGATATGCAACGCTGGGAGCCGGGTCAGCTTCCCAAGGGTGGCTATAGGTCTGTGTTTGATTTCTCAGGCACACCCGAATACGACACCAAACATAGCCCCACTGAAGGCGGCGGCTGCAAGGTGTACTAATGGCTAACAATATTGCTTTCCAAGCACATGGGAAGACGTACCAAGCTAACGCTACAACGGCCTCCCAAACAATTACCATCACCCCAGATGGCCCATGCAATCAACTTTGTGTTGTAAGCCATGAGCCTAGTGGCGGTACAGGAAAAGCCGTATATTTACGGGTAAGCAATTTAAGCAACGTAAGTATTACAGCGCCTGCTGCGGGAGTTCCTCAGTATGGTTTTGTTGCTGCTCCCTGCACGGTAAAGGTTTACACAGTACCGTTTCAATTCAGTCCTTCTAACCCTTTGTATGTGGCTTTTATCACAGAGTCTGGGACTGCTGAAGCGTATTTTACTCCCGGTGAAGGCCTATAAGGTGTAGCTATGCTTGACCCCGTAACAGCCTTTGCGACTGCCCAAGCCGCAATAAAGGGGGTACAGGCAGCGATAAAAATGGGCAAGGACATCCACGCCATTGGCGGGGAGATGATGAAGTTTTTTGAGGCTAAAGATGTTGTCCAGAAGGCAGCGTCTAAGCCTAAGTCTAGTTTTGCCAAGTCAGACACTGCCGCTGCGTTTGAGATAGTGATGCAGGCCAAGATGCTCAACGATGCCGAGAAGGAGTTGAACAACTGGATGGTCATGTCTGGTCACGCAGACCTCTGGCAGCAGCTACTGATAGAGCGCAACAACATCATCCAAAAGCGCAAGGCTCAAGAGATTGTTGATGAGAAGAATGCCAAGGTTAAGAAAGAAGAGATGGAAGACTTCATGACTTGGCTCATAGCTGGAGCCTTGGTAATATTCCTGCTATCCATGTGCGTCTGGTGGCTAACCCTTTTGATGGAGAAATAAATGATACCTATAGTTGCGTCATTGCTTGGTTCACTAGCTGAGAACGGTCTAGGACTGTTGTCCTCTGCCTTGCAAGCCAAGGGCAAGGAAGTGGTTGAGAACACCTTTGGCATCAAGATTCCTGACAACCCTAGCCCGGAAGACATTGCCAAGCTACGCCAGCTTCAGTACGAACATGAAGAGCGCCTGATAGAACTAGGCATCCAGAAAGCCCAGATGGAACTAGAAACCATCAAAGTCTTTGCAGCAGCCGCCCAGAATGAAGACAACAACGTATCTGACCGCTGGAAAGCAGATATGGGGTCTGACTCTTGGTTGTCCAAAAACATCCGTCCCTTGAGCCTAATTGCTATCTTTGTAGGCTATTTCCTGTTTGCCATGATGTCAGCATTTGGTCTAAACGCTAACCAGTCTTACGTCACCCTGCTTGGCAATTGGGGAATGCTCATCATGGGTGCTTACTTTGGCGGCAGGACTATTGAGAAGCTGGCAGACATAAGGAGTTCAAAATGAGCCTTAACCAAGAACAGGCAGCGTTTCTGCTGGACATGTGCAAGCTCATCCAATACGCCACAGAACAGGGTTTTGTGGTCACTGGTGGGGAACTAGCCCGTACCCCAGAGCAGCAGGCTATTTACTTCAAAACAGGCCGTTCTAAGACCATGAACAGCATCCACTTAAAACGCTGCGCTATCGACTTGAACTTCTTTAAAGACGGACAGATAATTTGGGACAAGGTTATCCTTGCGCCTCTGGGAACCTATTGGGAAAGCCTGCACCCTAAGAACCGCTGGGGTGGCAACTTTAAGAGCCTTGTGGACTGCCCTCACTTTGAAAGGAACGTAGGATGAAAAAGAAGTTTCCCAACCTTTCTGTTGGCAGGGGCGAGAAGCTATCTGTCAAGAAGGGTGGTGGTCTGACCGCCAAAGGTAGGGCAAAGGCTAATAGGGCTACTGGTAGTAACCTAAAAGCCCCTACCAAGTCTGGCCCCCGTCACAAGTCTTTCTGCGCTAGAAGCAAGTCTTGGACAGGTGAACGGGGGAAAGCAGCTAGAAAGCGGTGGGGTTGCCGCTAGACCTTCTGAACAGCTAGTTGGTAGTTCTTAACAATTACCTTTAGCTGACCGCTGTAAGCCTTTAGGAAGGCATCTACCGCTGCGCCTACGCCTGCACCACCAGCGTAGTCATCAAACAGCATGATGCCGTTAGGCTCCAATAACTTAAATGCGAGACAAGCGTCCAGCAGCACCTCTGGGGTCTGGTGGTTGCCATCCACATAAATGAAATCAAACGTAAAGTCTAAGTACACCAACTCACTCAAGGCCTCCCACGATGTCTTGGCTATCACCTCAACAGCTTGGTCTGTTCCCTTTGCTTCCGCTACATTGGCATCAAAGGTCTTTCTCAGGTCTGTCAGGTCAAGTGCTGCGTGTTCCTCTCCACCTTCAAAGGTATCCACGCATACAAGCGTACCTTCCTTGTCCAGCATGTTTTGAAGTATCCAGCAAGTTGACCTACCCTCAAAACTTCCTATCTCTAGGAAGGCTTCTGTTGAAGGTAGCTTTGTCTTGATGTACTGGAAGTTAGGGATGGTGTTGCTAAACCAGTCTTGACTGAATTTCATTATGGCGCTGGCAGTAAGCCACCCTCAAACAGATAGGTTCCAAAGTGGCCTAGACGTACCCAAGGTGCTGCGTAAATCTTATGCCCGTTAAGACGCGCTACCCGGCAGAAGTGATAGTCCTCTGACAGCAGCCGCTCTGTCTCTGGCTCTATGCTGCAAGCAAAGTATTCAATGATAGGCTCTTGACCTAAGTCACCAGCAAGGATGGTTACGTCATTCTTGTAGCTGTTTACTTTGTCTTTAAGGTCATCAAACACTTCACGCTTGATAAGCATAAATCCAGTACCGCCTGCCCAGATTTCTACAGGCTTGTCCACAGGCACAGTTACTGCACCTTCGTAGCCCACAAGGTTGACCACCAGAGAGCCTGTACGCTTTGGTAGTTCTTTCCAGTCTGTACCTTCGTGTACTGCTTTCTCTACGCCTTGCCAGTTAATTTCCTTCTTAGGGTAGATACCGCAGATGATGCCCTTGTCTGCATGAATCATGGGAGGGATGTCATTGGCATCAAACTTAATGTCTGCGTCAATGAACAGCAAGTGAGTGCAAGGTGTTTTTAGGAACTGGTGGACAAGAGCATTCCTGCCACGCTGGATAAGTGATTCGTTAAACATGCTGGAAAAGGACATATCCCACCCGCAGTTCTTCATCACGTTGGTCATAGCAATAAGGCTATTTGTAAAGTAACCTGTACACATGCCGCCGTACATAGGAGTAGCCACAAAGATATGCGGCTTGACTGCCGGTACTTCTGTTGCTTCTACATCAATAATTTTTCCACCTTCAGCCATTTTTAATCCTTTGAAATAAAACTCATACCATCTTCAAAACCAGCCTTATAAGCCATCTCCCACAGTTGCTGTAGAGACATGTTTATAAGTTCTACGATATGTCCTCTATCCTCAGGGCATACTTGTTTGTCTTCGCTGACTTGCGCCAGCCCCACACTTGTATCTTCCATCCTGCTTCCCTCACTTTCGGTAATAGTTCACTAGCCATAATCTTCTTTATCCTGTCACTCACCCCGGACGCAGTGGCCTGCACCGCTAATGTCTCATCCCTCTTGATAGCAAGGATGTCAATAAACCCAAACAGGTCTTGCCGTATCCTTGCGTGAGGGTTCCACTTCTCAACGATAGCCACTGTGTAGCCTTGCTCTCGCAAGACTGCTAGTGTCCTACTGGTGGGTGATTCTTTTGCCATATATGGTGGGGTACTCGCTGCGCTGACTGACCAACGTTCCTCAGTCCCCTGTATCAGCATCCGCTTTCCCCCTTTTAATTAAAAAGGAATTTCAGAATCGTCTTCATCACGGATGCGGGGGTCAACCCGTGGCTTCTTGTATGCAGGGGTTACCTCCACTACTTCGGCCTGATAAGCCTCACGCTCTTCTTGCTTCTTACGCTTAGTCCAGTTGTCTTCTTTGAAAGACAGCAGGCTAGTGCCTTTAGAAGTAGGACGTTGCCAGACAGCAAACTTCAGCTTTTCTCCAGCTTTGTAGTCCATCTCTAGGACTATGAAGCCTTTAAAATCTGGGCCTTTCTCTGACTTCTTTTCCTCTTCAAAGAACGCTACCCCGCTGCCGGGCATCTCACGATGTTGATTGTTCATACTACTCTCTTCCTTTCTGTAATGAGTAACTGGCGTATTCTTTGCCGTGTTGCTTAACCATCTTTGTAAAGATGTTGTATCCCTCTTTCCTAAGAACTTCGATATGGGCAGCAAGCCGAAAACTACCGTATTCATTTAATGCTTCCAGTGGAGTTATAGACTTGCCGCTATCTAGGTGTCTCAGGATATTGTCTCGCTGTGTACCACTTCGGGACTTAGTGGGGACGACTCCGACTTTGGGAATAAAGGCACTCCAGCTTTAACCATGTTGGCCTTTATCTTTGCCTTGCCAAGACTATCCAGCGAGTCAATCATGTCCATGTTGCAGACCTTGAGGCTATCTATCTTCTCAGCCTTCAGACCATCTGGCATCTTGGTGCTGTGGTGGATACGCGCAATCATGTCAACATAGCCGCCTAGCCACTCATCAACAGTATGAAAGCGGTTGTAGGGCTGGTCATTGCCGGGTACATACAAGGCGTAAGCCCCATCTGGTTCCTGCGGTACTGCTGGTAACTGCACTTCCTCCACCATGCCCATGTCTTTAGTGGCAGGGGCTGGTGAGAAGTCCTGCACTTCTTCTGGCGTGTACACACCTACTACGCAGCCGGGATAGACAGCACGGATACCTTCTGAGATACACCTAGCCCGTAACATGGCACGGGGGTAGTTCTTCCAATTATCTTTGTTGGCAATACCTATTTGTTTGGCATGAGAGAGTAGCCACGTTACTGCCAAGCTACCACCGCTAGGGTGAGAGAACGTACCTGTAACTTCTTGGTCTGTGTACACATCCCACTTGACAGCACCACCAGCTTGCTGAAACCTAGCAAGCATGGCATCTGCCTTTAGTGCAGGCCTACCTTGGATAACGTGATAGTCACGCATAGCGATAGCAGGATGCAGTCCTTCGCCTTGGCACAGCAGCATGATAGCTAGTGCCTCTTGCGGGTTTTTAAACCCAAACATCTTGCTACTGGCAGCTACCTCTGCCATTTGCTGCATGTCTTGGTAGGGAATGATGTTGCTCATAAGAACTTCTCCATAAGTGTGATTGCGGTATCAATGACAGAACTTACTGCCATAACGTAAATTGCAAGGTCAAGACTGTTCATCTTTAGGCTCCCTAGCTTTCAGCATTGCGTCTGCCATCTTGTAAGACTCTAGTGAATAATCATCAATAATCACCGATAAGCCGTAATGAGCAAGCAAGCCTTGTAACGCACTAGCAGCCAAGTAGTCTCGCAAGTCCATACCCTCACTGCTGGTTGTTACACCAGTGGTAGGGTGTCTGTGTTGAAAAGGGTAGGCTTTCATGTTGTTTGACTTTCTTCTTTTTCTTTCAAGTATTTTGTGATGTGAATAGTGCAAAGGTGAATACCGTCTATTTCGTAGTAAGACGTTCGGCTACATTGGGAGTCCTTTTTGCGCTCAAGTTTCCAAGCAGAG